AACGATGAGTACATCTATATCAACTGCCTTTATTAAACAGTTTGAAGCAGAAGTTCATATGGCATATCAACGTATGGGTTCTAAACTCATGAATACTGTAAGGCAGACCAAAAATGTAAAGGGTAGCCAAGCACGTTTCCAGAAAGTAGGGAAAGGTACTGCGGTTACTAAGAATCGTCATGCAGAAGTTCCAACAATGGATATTGCACATAGCACAGTTGATGTAACACTAGCTGATTACTATGCAAGTGATTATGTTGATACCCTAGATGAGTTGAAAACAAACATAGACGAAAGACAAGTTCTAGCTCAATCTGCTGCGGCAGCTTTAGGTAGACAAACAGACCAATTAATCATTGATGTATTGGATGCAGGTTCAAACTCTGCAAACATTGCGCATGGTTCTGCTGGTCTTACATTAGCAAAAGCATTGACAACATATGAGACATTTGGTGAAGCAGATGTTCCAGATGATGGCGGAAGATACTTTATAGTATCACCTGCTGGTTGGGCTGACTTGCTACAAATAGACCAATTCTCAAGAGCAGAATATGTTGGAGAAGGTGAACTACCTTATTCTGGCGGTATGACTGCTAAGAGATGGTTAGGGTTCTTATTCTTCACACATTCAGGATTGACACTTGCTAGTACAACTAGAGATTGTCATGCTTACCATAAGTCTGCTATTGGCCTTGCTACAGGTGCTGATATTAAGACCGAAGTAAACTATGTTCCTGAGAAGGTAAGTCATTTAACAACATCTATGATGAGTATGCAGGCAGTAGCTATTGACGCAACTGGTTTCATGCAAATCCAGATTACTGAATAAGGGAGGTTAATTATGGCTTTAACAGCGACATCATTAAAGTTAGTAGCAGGAGCAGGAACAGGTAATGTATTCCATTATGAAACTGCTGATGCACCAGGAACTGTTGCAGGTTCTGGTTACTTTAATTCAGTAACTGACAACCTAAAACAATTTGATATTATTCTTGTTGCAGGTACAACTGGTGGTACAGTAACTGTGGATATGTTGGTGGTAACATCAGCAACAGGCGCAGCAACTGTTACGACAACTAATGGCACTTAATTAGTGCTTTGATTTTGAGGGAAGGTCTGACTACACCCTTCCCTCATCTTCATACAAGGAGGGATTATGTTATCAGAAACTAGGTTTGACATTTGTAATAAAGCGTTAGTATTGGTTGGTGCTAACATAATCACTAGCTTTGAAGAAGCAACTACAGAATCTACTGTAGCTGGACAACTATACGAATCAACATTAGAAGCTATGTTAACTAGAATACGTTGGAGATTTGCAACTAAGCAAGTACAACTAACTAAGTTAGCAGAGAATCCTTTAGGTAGATTTAAGTCATCTTATCAATTACCAGCAGATGCATTGTTAATACATACAGTTACAGTCAATGACAATGTTATTGCTTATGACAGATATGGTGATAAGTTATTTTGCGATACAGGTACAAACGATACACTAATATGTGATTATACATTTCAAACAAGTGAAGCAGAGTTTCCACCATATTTTAAACAATGTATGGTATTTGAACTTGCTAGTTTGTTTGCTGGTTCTATAGCCAGAAATGATAGCTTATCAACTTTGTATCAACAAAGAGCAATAGCTCAGATAGCAATAGCTAAATCTACTGATGGCCAAGCACAAACAACTAAACGCATGGATGTTAATAGAATTAGAAATAGAAGAAATCGTACTGCGTTTAATAATGTTAATGCAACTGTTACTTCGAGCTAATGGATGGGAATACAGAGAATACATCAAGCCAGTTTTGTAAGAGGCGAACTAGACCCAAAGATTGTAAGTAGGGTTGATGTAGTAGCTTACGAGCAAGGATTAAAAAAAGCTAGGAATGTATTAACTTTAAATCAAGGTGGTATTGAAAGGAGACCTGGCACAGTACATAGAGCAGACATTGGTTCGGCAACAGGTAGACTAGAATCATTTATTTTTTCAGATGACCAGGAGTATGTAATACTTTTTCAAAACACTACTATAAAAATATACAGTAGTGCAGGTACATTGTTACAAACAATTACATCATCAGGTATAGCAACAGCTCAACTTTTTGAACTTACTGTTACACAACAAGGTGATGTTATGATTATTGCACACAAAGATTTTTCAACAAAAGTTTTGAAAAGAACTGGAGCAACTACATTTACTTTATCTGCTTTTGCTTTTGACCAAAGTGTTAATGATGAAAAAACATACCAACCATATTTTAAGTTTGCTGATGATGATATAACGTTAGATATAAATCAAACAGCAAAAGGTTCAACTGGAGTTACACTTACAACTTCTGCTGATTATTGGACATCAAGCCCATCTTACATTGGAACAAGAGTAAGATATCATGGAGCAGAAATATTGATTACTGGTTATACATCAGCAACTGTAGTAACAGGTACACTTATGGATGATGTTGAAATAGAACTAGACAATAATCCATTTAAGACTGCACAAGGGTCAGGTGTAGTAGAAGTAACAATGGTTGCACATGGTTTTGCTACTGGTGCAAGTATAACTATATCAGGCGCACAAGATATTTTTGATACAGATGGTAATGGATTAGCAAGTGCTAATATAAATGGCACATTCACAATCACCAATATTGATGATAATAGATTTAGTTTTACAGCAGGTTCAAGTGATACAGCAACTGAATCTGTAGATGGTGGAGGAGCAAGTGTTAAGATTGTTGGACACCCAGCAACTAGAAAGTGGGATGAACAACTGTATAGTGATGTACATGGTTATCCAAGAACATGTTGTTTTCATGAACAAAGACTTTACTTTGGTGGCAATACTGATGCTCCAGATTATTTGACATCAAGTAAGGTCGGTGCATTCTTTAATTTTGATACAGGCAAAGCAAGAGATGATGAAAGTTTGCAGATGCAAATAGCATCGGATCAAATTAATGAGATAAGACATTTGGTTAGTGGGCGAGTATTAGAAATATTTACCAGTGGAGCAGAGTTTTTTTTAAGACCACAAACAGGAAAAAATATTACACCTGCTGATGCAATGATAGTCAGACAAACATCGTTTGGTTGTCAACAAAAAGGTATGCCTAGACCATTTGATGGTGGCACTTTGTATGTACAGAAAAATGGCAAGAACATAAGGGACTATGTTTTTGCTTCGACAACAGAATTATTTGATAGCAATAATACCAGTCTGGAGTCTGCACATTTGATTGATAATCCTGTAGATACAGCAACAGCATCTACCTTACCAGATAGAACTGAACAATTATATTTTTTAGTAAATACTGATGGCACTATGTGTGTATACAGTAGTCAGAAAGAGCAGAAGATATTTGGTTGGACACAATGGAATACTGATGGTAATTATTTATCTATCTGTTGTTTGTCATCAAGTATCTATGTATTAACATCAAGAACGATAGATAGTTCAACAACATATAGTCTAGAACAATTTGCAACCACACAGTTTGATATACCAACCGATATGTCATTTACTAAAACTATATCAGCAAGTTATCAGCCACATGGGACAGTTAAAAATAAAGGCGCAGTATCTAGTGGTGCTAGTCAGTTTATTATAGATGGAGCAACTAATAGTCCTAATCAAGGTGAGACCTTTCAGTTTGGTGGCGCAGGTACAACCCATACAGTAACAAGTGTAGTATCAACAGGAACATCAAACGAGTATGTAATATCAGTTAGTCCAACAACAGCATCTATTAGTGATAATACCGACTTAGTATTTTTAACCAGTCGTGTGTTTACAGGTATTACTCAAGTAGGTAAGACAGTACATGCAACAAGTGGTTCAACAGAAGATGGCGACTTTTTTTACTATGGAAGCGCAACAGTAGCTTCTGGCGGTACAGCAGTATTCCCACAACCAGCAGCAGCATGTGATATAGGTTTAGATTATGATATTACTGTAGAAACATTACCACAAGATGCAAGATTACAAGCTGGTGTATTGACTGGTATGCCAAGAAAAATAGGTAAAGCTGTATTAGAATTATCTACAACATATAATGTTACGATTAATTCTAATCAAGTTTTGATAGGTAGTAATCCAAATGACTCATCTTCTGGATTACAATCCTTGACAGGAAAAAGAGAAGTTCATACGCTTGGCTATGAGAAAGACCCGACATTGATTGTATCGCAGACAGCACCATTGCCAATGCGAGTATTAGGGATAACATCGGAGGTATATTATTAATGTGTGATGCAACAGCAATTTTTGCGATGGCAGCAGGTAACATGTTATTGGCTCGTAGTGAGTACAAATCAACAAAAGCATTTGCAGAAGCAGAAGCACAACAACAAAGAGAACAAGTAGAAGATGAGAGATTGCAATTAGCAATAGAATCTTTAGAAACGCAAAATAGTTTAGCGCAAATATTTCAAGAGGATGTTGCTGCTAATAGAGCATTGTTAGCATCTTATGGTATTACTGAATCAAGCGGAAGTTATCAAGCATTATTAGCAAGAAATGTTGATAGACAGAAACAAGATTTAAGGAATACAAATTTATCAGCATCACTAAAAGCTAGAGACTTATCATATCAAGCAAGTGATATAGAGCGTAATTTATTAGCTAGTAAAACAAATGCTAAAAATAACTTTATAGGTAGTTTATTAACTACAGGCATGACAGCATCTACAGCAATAGAAGGTATGAAAAAATCACCACCAAAAACAACAACACCAACATCAAGAAATCCATACTATGCGCAACGTGGTCTTACATCAGGTGGGTTTGAGGATTATAAAGGATAAATTATGGCACTTAAAAAAACAGAAAGAAAAATACCTACAGTACAAGCATCTATTGGAGTTAATCGTGGACGAGGGTTTAGTGCATTAAAATCTGCTGTAGCTAGTTCTTCTACAACCGAAGCTATCAATGCATTTCTAAGTACAAAAGTACAAGAATTAAAAAAAAGTGAAGAAGAAAAAGGTACAAAATTAGGAAAGAATGCAACATTAGTTTATGAAAATTTTATAGATGAGAATGGTGAATCTATTCCAATAGCCACATCATATAAAACACCAGAAGGTGAGATTACATCATCATGGGCAAATCATAATTTTCACGAAGCAGCAGCAGATACATTAACTACAGGTTTATTACTCAATGCAAAAGAAATAATAGGTTTAGGAATTGATGACGTAAAAGCTAAAACTTCTGTCAATACAAGTACTGCTGACATGACAGCTATGTTAAGAAAAAATTTAGAAAAACCTTTTGCTATTTTGGATCAAAATATTCCAGAAGGATTAGAAGAATATTATAGAATGAAAAGAGAAGAAATGTTGTTAAATGAAGCATCATCAATGACTAGTAAACATAGTACTCTTAGAAAAACATACTTTAATTCTATGGCTACAGAAGAAACAAATCAGTTGGAAAAAGAATTAATTACACTTTCTTATACTGACCCAACAACAGCAGAGATTAAAATAGGACAATTAAAAGAAAAACTTAAAATGTATGAATTACAAGATGCTACTAATGCTAGTAAAGAATTACAAACACGTATACCAGCACTAGAAGTTTTAATGAAAGTTGGAAAAAATTTACAACAGTATACAACATCAGATTTTTCTACAAGCAATCTGTCTAATGTAAATTTATTCCAAAATAATTTAGATGAATTGCAAATACTATTTTCACAAGGTCCAGGCACAACTGTTACAATGACAAATCTGCAAACAGGAAAACCAGAAAGTGTTACGTTTGAATCATTAGGTTTAACAGAAGAAGATGTTATGACTTATGGAAATGATTTAAGAATTAAATTTTCTAATTTAACATCTATAACTGGACAACGTGGACAAGCTACACAAAATGAAAGAGATATAGAAACTATGATAGATTTAAGCTATCGAGATGGATTTACATATTTTACTGATAAAAAACATACAAAAGAACTTGGAAACATAATAGAAAATGTAAACCATAGAACTACACAAAAATTATTTAGTTTATATAATTCTGCTACTGGTGGAAAATTAACACCTGAAAATGCGTATGCAGACCCTAGAAGAAAAGCTGCGTTTCAACAATGGGTAGCATCTGTTACAGGAGTAGTACCTAATTCAACTAGATTGCAATTGAATGGTATATTTACAACTGGGGTAGAAGATATTAATGCTTTAAATAGAGTAGTATCAAGTCCTACTTGGAATCTTTTAACAGGAGCAGAAGTAAGAATAAGTCCAAATACTGTTAAAATAACAGACTTAATTACAACAATAGGTTTAAATGACACAGCAGAACAAAACCTTTTAGCTTTAAGACAAAGCATAAATATTTATGGAGATGTTACAGAAGGCATCCAAGCGTTTGTTGCTCAACAAAAAGAAGCAAAAGTAAGAGGAGATATTATTACTGATAAAGAACTTGCTGATGTATATGGTTACACAACAGCATTAGAATTAAGAGGTGATATACAAAAAAAAATACTTAATCATTTTTCAAAAACTATTAGCCAAGACCCATTTATTAACACTAGATTTGTTAATCAAGTTTCAGACCAAGTAATGAGAACTTTAAGAAACAGTAGAGGAACAGCAAGTAGAGGAGATATTGTAGATAGAATGATAGCCAAAATTACAAAAAATAATAATTATGGTTATAGTAACTATAGTTTAGGAGTTAGTGTTTTACGAACAGGTGGTGATGATATTGATTTATCAGACTCAGGTCAACAATCATTTGTAATGATGCCACCAGATGTATATATGAAAACGACAGCACAAATGGATTTAATACAACAAAAAATAGATTCTGTTAATAAAGTTCATTTAGAAGAAAGAAAAAGAGGTATATACAATAGAAATGCAGATGAATTAATTATAGGTAAAAATGTGCATTTACAATTAATGAATCATCCTACAGACCCAACAGATGCAGCATATGCTTTTATTTTTTCAGAAAAAGATGGGACTGGACAATACTATGTAGTAGATGATTCTTTAAATACTATAACAGTTACAGCAGAAGAATTAATTAGTGCTGAAGTAGAAGCATTAAAAAAACAAGCAGGTCAATAAAATATGGCAGAAGAATTTAAAGGTCCAACAGTTCCATTAAGAAATTTAACACCTAATGCTGGTTTTGAAGCAAAACCATATAGCCAGGCATTAACTTTTGCAGATGAGTTTGAAGCATCTTTTGATTTAACTTGGATGGGCCAAAGTTATTTAGCTATAACAGAACCAGATGATTTTATGGCAGAACCTGAGGACCCTTACTTTGATGTAGTAGGTAAAATCAAAGATACAGAGTATGAGCAATATGCTGATGCATTTGAAGATATAAGAAACGAAACACATTTTAATTTAGTAAAAAATAAAATTGATTACAACATTCATCAAAGACATGTAAGAGATGATGCAGGACTTATGCCTGAAATAACAGCACAGTTATTAGACCCATTAACATATGTACCTATACCTTTTGTAAAGGGAGTAACTTTTCTACATCGTTTTGCAAAAGGTGGTGCTGCATCTGCAGCTTTAGTTGCTTCAACAGAACCATTAAGAATGCACCTAGACCCAACAGCAACATTAGAAGAATCTTTTAGTTATATTGGTGGCGCATTTGTTTTAGGTGGCGGTATCATGGGCGTAATTGGAAAGAATGTACCAGTACCAAAAATAAAAAATGAAGCTGGTGGTATTAAATCAACACAAGATGTTTATGAAGATAGCTTTAGTGCAGCATGGGATGTAGAAAATGATGTATTTACTTCACCAATGTACAAATCCGATAGTGGAGTAAAATATCAAGTAGATGTTAAAGATATAACATATGACTATAAATTAGATACAAATGTAGTTAGACAAAAAGATGAGTTTGGTAAAAGAAAATTTGTTCATATTAAATTTGCAAGAGACAAAAGGTCAAAAGTAGATGTAGATACAATAGTTATTGATGAAGCTGCAATACACAAAGCGTGGTCAAAAGACACATATCGTGTATCAAATATAGATGGTGTTACAAATTTACCAAAGTTTGCTACACCAGATGATTTAAAAAAATTCTTAATACAAAAAGAAACTATTAAAAGATTAGATGGTGCGCCATCAGGTAAAAATGCTGTAGAAATTGAAAATAAATTAAATAGAGAAGTATTAGAAACAATTAATTTATCTAATATTAAAAGAAATATAGCAGGTCCTGGCAAGGGCAGAAGTATTTGGGCAGAAAGAATTGACAGATGGGTAACAGATTTTGGTGAGCTAACTAATAATAAATTTAGAAATACAGAACTAGGCAATCGTATTGCAGATAAAGCAGTAGCTTTGTTTGGCGATCATGGTGTTGTAAGTCGAGCAGCAAAGATGGGATTTAAAACATCTCATTCTGCATTAACAAAAGCAACACTAAGACATTTTGAAAATGTAGGTAATTTTAATCAAGCATTACATAGAGCTTGGAATGAAGAAAGAGGAATAATTGCTGAAACACAAAAACAATTTTTAGGTTATAACCCACAATCTATAGGCACAACAATAAAAGATACAGGTTTAAATATTATAGATAAAGTAACAAAATCAGGTGGAGCAGATAGATTAAATACTAGAATGTCTTTTCAAGAATTTAAAGAAGTTATTGGTAAAGCAATGGGAGACCCTGACTTTAGAGCAACACAATCAGAAACAATACAAAAATTTGCAAAAGATGCAAAAGAAATGTTTGATAAAATAGGTAAAGAAGCAGAAGATTTAGGATTATTTCAATCACAAAAAGTAGTTGCAGTAAACAAAGCAAAATTTTTAGAAAGACTTACTAAAATAGAAGATGAAATAGCTAGAGTAAAAGAACAGACTCCAAACAATAAAACATTAATAAAAGAACTAAATACTTTAAAAAATAAAGCACAAGATGAAATAGGTAGTCTTGATAAACTAGAAAGAGATTTAGAATTAAAGATAGAAAAAGAATTTTCTCCACTTATAGATAATTATGTTAATAGAGTTTATGACGTTGAAAATGTTTTAAAAGATGTAACAGCTAATGATGTAAATTTTTTACCACCAAAAAAAATAGATAATCCAATAGAAGTAAAAAATGGAATGGTAAAAGGTATGGTTGTTGAATTTAAACACTTTAAAGACGAAACAATTATAGACCCAAGAGGTAAACCAATAAGAAATATAGAAAACCCAAGAGACCCATATTTTGCAAAGATAGATAAAATTAATAAAGATGGAAGTGTTGAGGTTAGTTACACAGTAAGAAGTAATGATGGAGCAACAAGTAGAGTTGAAAAAAGAACATTACAGAGTGGAGATTTTAAATTAAGAAGTATAGAAATAGATAAAGTAGATAAGAGATTTTACAGCGTTCCTGACCAAAACTCTCTAAGAGGAAAAATATTTAAACATTATATGAAAAATCCTGAATTTTATAGATTTAAAGATGTTGAAGGTAATTTAATATCAGTTCCAGAACCAAGAGATATTTATTCGATTAACGCAAAAGTGCAAAAAACATTAGACGATATTATTGACGATACTCAAGGTTTAAATATGGAAAATGATTTAGGTATAACTAGAGATAAAAAAGGAGTATTAACAGGTGCAACTAATTTAATGAGTAGAAAATTAAATATGACTGATGCAGAGTTAGATGGATTTTTAGTACGAGACATAAACTTTTTATATAGAACTTATAGCGATAGAATGATGAAACGTATAGAGGTTGCAAAAAAATTTGGTGATACACAAATGAAAACAGATTTGTGGGACACAGAATTAGATATGTTATTAAATGAAGGTATAGATAATCTGCCATATATAAAAGAAACTATGCAAACTTTAAGAAACTCAAGAGATAAAGTTTATAATATATATAATACAGGTGATCCATCATCATTCTTTAAAGCAAGATTACCACATGCTTTAAGAAATTGGGCAAGTTTAGCTATGATGGGTAAAGTATATTTATCGTCATTGGTAGATATTGGTCGTATACCAATGACACAAGGTTGGACAAATACATTTAAAGTATTAAATTCAAAAAATCCATTTTCATCACATAGTTTAGAAATGAATAAAGCAATGGAAGCTAATAAATGGATGGCAGATGCGTTTGATGTAACAATGAATGATACAGCAGTACAAAGGTTAATTTCTCAATCAGAAAGAGTTGGTTCAGGTACAACAATTTTTGGTAGATATTTTGATAAACTTATTGGTAAACCATTAGATAGATTACAAGCACCATTTTATCATGCTAACTTTTTATCTGCTCACACTCATCTTGTAAAACAATGGACAGGACATATATCTGCACATAGATTTTTAGAAGATTCAATTAAAGTAGCAAAAGGTACAGCAACAGAAGCAGATATTGCTAGACTTGCTAGTTATGGTATAAGCAAATCAGAAGCAAGAGCAATATCAAAATTACCAATACAAAAAACAAAAAATGGATTGCATTACTTAGATAAAGATGCAATGTTAAAAACAAAAAATGGAGAATTTTTAGGTAGAAAATTAAGATATGCAACCTTTTCTGATGTGCAAAGAACAATTATTACACCAAGTATAGCTGATAAACCTAATATGATGTTTGGTGTAATAAGAATTAAAAATGATGAACTAGCTAAAATACTAGATAACGATATGATGCGGTTTTTTGGTTTTGAAAAAACAGAAACAGGAGGGAAAATTAATAATGGTTTTCTAGCATTGCCATTACAATTCTTTGCTTGGTCATTTGCAAGTAATAGAAAGTTAATGTTATCTGGTTTAGGAGGTAGAGAAGCACGATTTGTTGGTGGTGCAGCAGCTATGTATGGATTTGCATATATGGGCGACATGTTAAAAAATCCAACGTATCATCAACATAAAACTACAGAAGAAAAAATGTATCGTGCATTAGAAATGTCTGGTTTATTAGGATTAGCAGGTGATATGAACTTTGCTATGGAATTAATATCAGAAGGATTATTTGATAACCCAATGGGAGTAAGACCTATGTTAGGTACTCCAGGCAGATTTGGTCCAGCTAATCCTGCTGATGGAGTAGGTGAATTGATAGGAGCAGGTCCAGGAATGATTGCAGATATAATATATGCTTTTGATGCTGATTTACCTTTTGATGAAAAAGCACAAACAATTAGGCGTTTAATT